TTTACCTGGTGACATTCTCTTTTTTTTATTTATAAATTAACGTGTTAAAGTGAGGTGATAATATGAAAGATAATACAGTAAATGTACAAGACGTAGATATCTATTTAGATAATATTAATATATATGCTGATGAGTATATAAATACTGTATTATGTATATCACCAGATAACGAAAACTATAAGAAAGAAGTATCAGATAGCTTTGTAGATATGATTTTTTATATTGCAGATCATATACAAAAGCCAAGTAATGACAATATAGAGCTATTAGATAAAATGTTTAATACTTATGTGAGATTATGCAGTAAATATCATGTATTACCAACCCTAGAAGTATTTAGCTTTTTAGTTGGGATTAATCGTACAACGTTTACTGACTGGATGAATGGAGTGTATAGAACAAACTCATCACATGGTGACACGGCTAAAAAATGGTTTGATATTTGTAAAAACTGCGCAATCAATAGATTACATAATCAGACCGGAACAAATGCGAATTTGATATTTGTTGCAAAAGCCGCCTATGGAATGGCAGAAACTGCACCAGTACAAGCCGCGCAGCAATACGGAGTACCACAGCAGACAGCCCAGCAGATCGCGGAGAAGCACAAAGCGGCTTTGCAGCTTCCAGAGATGGAAAAGCCGGAATTGTAAAGCCTGTAAGAACACAGAAGCAATAAAAATGTACATGAGGGACGGACAAAATGCAGTAAACGCATGGAATCGTACAATATGCACAGTAATGACGATTATATTTGTGCATGATGTATAGAAAAATAAATAGATCTATACGACAAATCTGTGTTTGTCGTATAGATAAAATATTAAAGACATTGACATTACCTTGACCACTGCCGAAGGCCTACGATAAACAGCGGCCAGGAAAGGGCAGCGGTTCCCATGGGGCGGCGGGCTGACTTGCCAGCGTCCGTACTGGATGACCGGGAGGGGGTATATATAAAACCCCAGTCAGCGGTAGTTACCACCAAAACCGCCCGAAAAAACAAAAAAGCTCTCCTTAACATGGCAGGGATAGTGATTGCAACACGAAAGCAGTAAGCCTTAACTGTTTCTCTGCCACACTAAAAATAAGGCATATCAGAAAGGCAGGTATATGAAATGAAAATTGGATATGTAAGAGAAATAGGATTTGGAATTGATATTGATATTAGACGTGAGCTTTTGCACATTGAAGGAATATTTAAGATTTACGCAGATTCCGAAAACAGTAGAGAAGAATACCGTAAAATGCTGTCGATTCTGTCTAATTCCGACGAATTATTTATTTGGTCTATTGAAGAGCTTGGAGATGAGCAGGAAGAAATCCTTGAACAATGGAGAAGCATCACAAGTGAAATTGGAGCAAATATTTCAGTTATCAATTGTCCTGTTATAAAAAGCAAAAGAGATGTTCCATTAGAAGAGAAAATGGTAAGCGATATGGCATTAAAAATTCTTTCGTATAGTGCTGAAACATCAAACAAGAAGCTGAAGGAACTGGAGAAAATTTATGATGAGGAATAAAACTTATCAATCCGAATCCATCCGCATCCGATTTTCCGAAAAACAGAAAAAAAGGCTCCTGGAAGAGAAGAACCGAACAGACAGGAGCGTATCGGATATTGTGAGACAGGCAGTTGATGAATATTTCGGGAGGAAAAGACGTGCTTAAATTTTTCTCAAAAAATAAAAAAGGTGTTTCTGAATCCCAAGGCTTTAGTTCAGAAGAAATAGCGCATGGCGTGTTCAGAGTTGAAAAGAAAACAAATTATTTTCATAAAAAAGCAATTTGTAAAGACGGAAAGTTATACAACACCGAAACAGCAATAAAAGTTATCGAACTTGATAAAGAAAAAGTGAATTGGTTTGGTTCATACCGGATGAGAACGTATTTTATAACGGCTAAAGGAAACTGGTTTTCTTGCTACACGCTTGTTGAAGCCGGAATACGTGAGCATATGAAACAAGTAGGCGACATTGATGTAAAAGTCGTGGAAACAGATGTTTCCTATTTAGATTTGGAATTGGAAAGCATTCAAGAAGTAAAGGAAAAATTAGGTTTTGCCGATATCGACCTTTACAAGAAATATTTCGGGGAGGTGGAAGAAGGATGAATTGTTTTTTATACATAATTGGGAATGATATTTGTAAATGTGAAAAAGAAGAAGATATTCCAAGAGAAGCTATTGGAATACTTAAAGTACAAAACGGAGAAGTATTTTCAAAGGAAAACGGAGAATGGAAAAAGTCATCCATGCTATACGCACCAATAAGTGATAACAAGGATAGTCTTCCCGAATTACCCATTGATGTAGCGTCCATGCTTATCAATGCCACAGTAACTTGCGAACTACCAAATGAAGGTATTCCACTTTCCCCACTATTGGAACAAAAAACATGGGAAATTCCAAAATACAACATTCTACAGTTGGAAGAGATTGCGAAACACCTTCTTCTATACTGTGAAACTAAAAGAAAGGGGTACGAAGATGCCTTTAGTAAAAATCACAAACCCCAACCCTTATGACTGGCTTGGAACGAAATGTTTTATTGATGAAAATGAGGTACCGAGAGTAAAATCAGTAAATTTCCACACCGCGGTAGATGAAATACCAGTGGTTGAATTTGAAATGATGGCAGTTCCAGACATTGAAATGGAGTGCTTGGCACAAATTAGTGTCACTTCTCAATCAATTACTGATGCAATTTTGGTTTTAAGACACGAACTGTTACAACATGGAGAAATTTACAATGGATTCAAATCAAGCCTAAAATCGGCTTTAGAATCATACAATTACTGTGGAATGCCATTTGAGCCAGAAGAAGAAATTGCAGAAAAAATTTTGGACTTCTTAATCGGGGAGGAAAAAAACAATGAATGCACTTAATGTAATCGGAACAGCTGTAAATCTTGCATTTTTCGTTCTGGTTCTTGCCGGTACTTTGGCTATACTGGACGAAGAAGGAAAGACAAGCGTAATACAGATTTTATTCTGTATTTGTTTAGAAATATGTTTTGCACTGAATATTTTCTTAATTTGCGCGAGGTGACAAATGTATCTACCAATTCCAATTGGAATTATCCCGATTGAGTTAATCGAGAGGGTTAAATTCATAAAAGCGCCGCTTCGACTTAATCCATGTAGGCTCGGAAAAGCCTATGAAAGTGATAAGTCGAGGCATCCAGAGTAGCGTAAGTGCTAATTACTTATTATATTAATTACATAAACTTATATATCACGACTTCCCCGGTCTTAATGGTGCGCCGGGGTTGATGGGCTATCGCCAAGAGGTAAGGCACAGCACTTTGACTGCTGCATTCGCTGGTTCGAATCCAGCTAGCCCAGTTTGCAATATTTATCATATTGCAAATATTTTTCTTTTTCATACAACTTTCGCTTCGGCCTTCTAGCCCAACGGGGCTGATTAAAGGGGCTTCAAATGTCCCGGAAGACTTTCTGAAATCCAAAAGCGTTTCAGAAAACCTTTGTTGCAGCTGGCGGTCAAGAACTGCAACAGTGCCGGATTGTTTGTCATGGCGGTCAAATAATTCGGTATCTTAGGAAGCTTAGTTCAGCGGTAAGAGCAACGGCCTCATAAGCCGTAAGTCCTGGGTCCGAATCCCAGAGCTTCCATTTCTTCTAAATGCCATTCATCCGTAATATGGGTGGAAAAAACTTCCAGTTGAGCGTGTGGATTAGGTAAATTTATAGGTGCGATACGGCGTAGCCTAAATGGATCTGATTTCCCGGCTGGTATATCTCGGAGTTAAAAACATTAACGCAGCGCACGTTAATAAAAGGAGTTTTCAAGAGATGCCGTTCAAAGACGCATAAAAATATCCAGTGAATCTACAGCACTAAAACTTGTAGATAGTGGAAAGCATAACACGATAAACCTATTGCTAACCCGGTTTTTCCGGGTTCCGGCAGGATAGAGAAGTGGAATCTCGCAAGGCTCATATCCTTGAGAACGGCGGTTCGAATCCGTCTCCTGCAATTCCATCTACCAGGTGTAGATAGGATATCTTACTTTAGCATAGCTATTGTTAGTTCTTGCACATAAATGCGGATGCGTTTGTGTGCATTCGTGCAGGCATATAGACGCAACTCACTAGCGATCTTGTGCAAAAACTTTTTAGAGAGATAAGACCAATGCCCGTGAGGAGTGGTAGTCGGGGATTCTAAAAAAATCATCTAGTTTAGCGTTTTATGATGAAAAAAGAAACATAGCTCAGTGGTAGAGCAATGATATTGAATATCATGTGACACAGGTTCGATTCCTGTTGTTTCTATCTGGCAAATTGCCATTGCCAGAAGTTGCATTTTCCCCCTTAAAGTTCCAGTGTTTCTCGTTGGGAGGTTTATGCCGTTCAAGTCGGCACACTGGATTTTTCTAAATCGAGGTAATTTATGAAAGAAAAATGTTGTAAGAATTGCAGAAAACATGATGACTTCACATGTGTTTGTTTCAATGGTGATAGTAAATATTGTGCAGACTTTACGGGATCAGAGTTTTATTGTGAGTTTTGGGAGGGAAAAGAAGATGGAAAACAAGGAGGCATAGTACCGATGAGCGAACTTTCTGAACTTATAAATAGAGGTGGTTTAATCGATGATTTTAAGATAGAAAAATCCAAAGATGAACCACCTACACAACCAATAAAGTTAGCTGATTGGCTGATTGACAGAGGATTGAAAGATGGAATTCGTCTGTATGGGAAAAATGATCTTAGAAAAATTGCAAATTACTTATTGATTTACTGTGGTGATGAAAATGATTGAAGTATGCGGTAAAGAAATAAAAGACGAATGTTCCAAGTGCGGAAACATTCTTGAATGCGAGTTATTCAGGCAAGGGCATGGAATAAAACAGGAACGTGAAAATGTAGCAAAGATGATCGAGTGCCAAATGAAGCACAGGGAGAGGAGGGAATTTGAATGCTAAATTTACTTGATAAACGCAATTGCCCTGTTTGCGGTGGAATATTGAAATGTGAAAATGCCGATTTCACAAACCCTTTTATAGAAAAAGGACTCTTTTTAAATGTGACATGGCAATGCACCAATTGCGGCGCTGAATATACTGCAAAACTTGAATTAACACCAAACGGATATGAGGTGCAAGACCGTGAAGCACATATTGATGTAGAGGATAATTTTTCAGCCGAAAAATTTATGCTTGGAAGAGACAATTTTCGAAGACAGAGGTGGTAAATATGAAATTTGAGGATATGGCAAACTGGACAGAAGAACAGTTGAAAAATGAAGTTGTTCGTTTGGCTGATGAATGCGAGAAAAAACAGCATATAATCCTGGACTATAAAGCTTTATCGGAGACACTTAACCAAAAGCTTCTTGAAAATGATAACTGGAAGATTCCGATTGATGGAATTGAAAATGTAGATACTGGTCATCCATCTATAGAATGGTATGAACAACGACACCGGGATGACTGTATTAGAATCAACGAGTTAACTGTTACTGTTGACACATTGGTTGACCGATACGCTAATTTAAGGAAAAACAAAGGAATGTGCTGATATGGGCGAAAAGAACGAATTAAAGCATTTCTTTACATGTAATGGTGAAGTGATTGAATAAATACCAGAGATTTCAATTTCGGATGGTGCTTTTGTTATCGAAGGCGGTATTCTTCACAGAAATGAGGACGGTACACTTTGTAGCATAGGAAAGCCGTTAAGTATTGAATTTGAATGTAAATTAAGTGATGAACTATTTTGGACACTATTTGCCCCAAATCGAATAAACAAGAACAATTTCCGTAAAATGCATGGCATTCCGAAACGGAGGAAAATTAATGGATCAAGAAAAAATAAGCATTGAAGAAGCCATGAAAATTGGTTTTAAGAAAATACCAAATAACTGCTTAAAAATGAATAAAAAGCCAAAATTTAGACAAATTGCTGGAAGAAAAGGGAAACGGAAATTTGATAATGTTTTTAAATCTGTTGCGCGGCGAATGATAAAAAGGGCAGCCAAAGAGGGAAGACCAATAAAGCATAAAAGAAATAGAAAGGTAAATAAATGAGCATTAAGTCAGCATTAGAATCCGAAGGAATAGATTTTTCTGAATACATGAACCCACCCGAACCGTGGAATGGACAGGCATTATTGAGGAATATCAATGGAGTGAAATACGCCTGTTGCCCTTTTTGCCAAAAGAAAGCACTTCTGATTAGCCCAAACACGAAGATTCAGCACTTGAAGTTAAAATGCAAGGGTAGCAACTGTAAGAAAGAGTTCGAGGTGAATGTATGAACACAAAACGGATTAAATGTATTTTGACAGGTGGATGCAAGTTCAAAAGTTCGGATACAGAATCGAAATGCAATGATAAAGAAAAGACTTGCACCATTACAGAAACTTGCTACAAATGTGGGAAGAAGTACACTGCCGTATTTACCTACAAACAATTAGGGATTCCAGTGAGGTGAATGTATGAATTGGTTTAAAGAAAAATGTTCCCACCTATATGAGGAAATTGGGAAATGCTATGACAGAATAGATTACGGAAATGGTACTCATATAAATGCTTATATTGTAAAAAAATGCAAAATATGCGGAAATATTACAGCCAAGACTGTATATTCAAATGAATTTACAAGGTATACATCTCCTGTAAGAGTTGATGATTGTGTAAAAAAACTGATAGCTAAAGGATATGTTGACAAGGTTGATTTCTTTTTGGAACACGAAAATGATAATATACCGTGGAAATAAATGGAGGTCTATTGAGTGAAGAAGGCAAGAAAAATATGTTGGATAATTGCGAATTTTATTATATTCAAGTGGGTAGCAGATTATTTGATAGCCACAATTCAAATAATGGTTGAAAATCATTGGGGATTTTCGGCAGTACCATTACTGTTTATGGCAGTATTCGCAGAGTGGAAAGTAATTGAAAATATTTTTTCAGAATTAAAAAGATGATTTTATCAAGAAAGGATATGTATGACAAAACAAGAAGCCGTAGTAATTGAAACCTATACAGGAATTTGTATGCTTACAGGGGATGACCGAAAACTTGCATACGAATACGCAGAAAAACTTTTAGGTCATCCGATATATACACATGAATTTCCAAAATATGCTGACAAGCTGAAAGAACTTAGTAAGTCAGATTTTATTGAAATTTGCAGAAAGTTAAGTGATTAAATTGTATGGTTCAAATTAAGAAACATTCCGTGTATACATCCATAACCAGATGGATTAGAAAATTGTAGATATTGTGAAAAATATAGTTTTGAAAAATATTTAGAATACAAAAAACAAAAAGAAAAGTCAAGAGAGCCACATGAGAGCCAGACTAAATCCTAAAATGAAAGGAGGTCTGGCTCTATTTTTATGGGAAAAATTACAGAAGGCTCGATTGAATGGTATCGGGCAGTACTGAATCAGATTATCAGTAGTGATATGACAATCTATCAGAACCAAAAAGATTGCCTTGATTTGCTCTTGAACATGAATATTGACCTTCCTTTCGACAAGAACCAAGAAGCGCGGAAAATGGCTATGAAAGTAAGTCAATACTCACATAACATAGCAGAGAAGTGTGCTGCATTAACTGGCAGTGGTGACTTTGACGATATCTACTGGCAGTATTTATTATTGGAAGCACCACATTTGCTTGATTCATATGCCATGTATATAGAAAAAGATAGAAAACCAGAAGAACGGTTCTATTTACCAAGACGCAGAACATTGAAAAAAGTAGTAGATAAATTACAAGCACTTGAAGAAGATGAACTTGACGAATTGTTTCTGCATCAGCCAGCCAGAACTGGTAAATCACAAATTATTACTGTCGGAACCGCATGGCATTGTGCAAGAAATTCAGAAATAAGCAACCTCTATGTTACATATAAAGAAGGACTTGGTGGCGCATTCCTAGATGGAGTTATGGAAATATGGACTGACCCCACATATTGTCATGAAGATGTATTTCATTCAAAAATAGCCAGAACGGATGCAAAGAACCACAAAGTAGACCTTGAAAGAAAGAAAAAATATGCGACATTATCTGGAAAAGGTTTGGAATCTGGTTTGAACGGTGAGTATGACGCATATGGTTGGCTGATTCTCGATGATATCCTGGAAGGTATTCAAGATGTATTAAATCCAGATATTCTAAGAAGAAAGCAAATTGTGTTTGACAACAATGTAATGTCACGAAAGAAAGAACAATGTAAATTGATTCTAAATGGTACTATCTGGTCATTGCATGATTTGTATATGGACAGACTATCATTTCTTCAAAATAATCCAGAGGCAAAACACATTAGATATGATGTTCTTAAAATTCCAGCTCTTGATCCAGAAACTGATGAGAGCAATTTTGACTACGATTACGGAGTTGGATTTAGTACAAAATATTATCGTACTATTCGTTCTAAATTTGAAGAAAACGATGATATGGCAGGATGGTTAGCCCAGTATCAGCAGGAACCTATTGAAAGAGATGGCGCTTTATTTAATGCGCAACATATGAATTTTTATAATGGACAACTGCCAGATGAAGAACCTTTGAAAGTGGTTTCGGCTTGCGACGTGGCTCTTGGCGGCAGTGATTACCTTGCAATGCCAGTAGCATATGTATATGAAGACGGTTCCGTATATATACACGAAGTAGTATTTGATAACTCTGAAAAGAAATTTACTATGCCAAAAGTTGTATCAGCAATTGTCAATAATAAAGTTACGAATGCTTTTTTTGAAGCCAATGCAGGCGGCGAAGGGTATAAAGATGAAGTAGAAGGAAAGTTAAAGGAGCAAGGATATCAAACTAATCTTACTTCTAAATATGCGCAACAAATGATTTTGAATAATGGTGGACACGCACCTAAATCGGCAGTGAGAAAAGAACAGAGAATTTGGGATAATGCTGAAAACATTAGAAAATTTTATTTTCTTGATACTGGATATCAAAATGCAGAGTATAGAAAATTTATGAATAATGTCTATTCATTCACAATGACAGGAAAAAATAAGCACGATGACGCACCAGATTCACTCGCTAGCTTAGCAGTATTCTTAAAAAATGGAAGCGGAGTTGGAACAGTAACAGCAACACAGAATCCACTTTGGGGGAGGAGATAGAATATGATGACTGCAACTCAATATTTACGCCAGATTGAAAATTATGATAACAGAATCAAAAACAAGCTTATCGAAGAAGAACAGCTCAGTTCTCTTTCCACAAGTGTATCTGCAATTCCTGTTGGAGAAAAGGTACAAACTTCTGTAAAACGTGATCCGATGGGAGACATGATTGCGAAGATATTTGATCTGCGAGAAGAGATTTCAGAAATGATATCTGAATTTTTACAAAAAAGACAAGAAATAGTCCGAACTATAGAACAGGTTGAAGACCCATTACTATATGACATATTATTTAAGCACTATGTTGAGTACAAATCATTGGTTCGTATCGCAGACGAGATGGGGTATTCAGAGATTCACATTAAAAAAAAGCATTTAAAAGCCATAGCAGAAATAAAAAAGATAAAAGGTTTTGAAAGATGATACCATAGTATACTGAATGATACCGTCAATATGTGTAAAATATAAAGTAGAGCATTGGATTAAAATATCCAGTGCTTTTTATTTTACAGAAAGGATGGTTCGGATCTTGAAAAATACAATGAATTTTGTAGATTTATGCCGAGGTGAGTTCGGGCGAAAAGTAGCCTACACAGGTGTTGACCGAATCACTCCACAAAATGTAGTAAAAGTAGTATCAGACACTATTGGCATACATAATAGAAATCGAACATTAATTGATTATCTGTATCGGTACATGAAAGGCGATCAGCCGATATTATACCGAAATAAAATAGTCCGTCCAGAAGTTAATAACAGAGTGGTTGAAAATCACGCATTTGAAACCGTGAAGTTTAAAGCTGGACAGATTTGCGGGGAACCAATCCAATATGTATGCAAAAAGAAAAATGCAGACGAAAAAATAAATGAGCAAGTTGACCTTCTGAATGACTATTTGGATGAAGCCAATGCAGATGCAAGAAATATCCAAAGGGCAATATACCAGAGTGCAACAGGAACTTCCTATAAGGCTATTCTGAAAGAAGAGGACTGGACAAAAAACGGAGATTTACCACCGTTTAGAATCTTCATTCCGTATCCAGGTGATTGTTACATTGTATACTCACAGAGAAATGGGAAACCAATGCTTTCCGTGCAGATTTTAAAAGATGAAGATGAACAGCAATATTATTTGTGCTATTCAAAGAACCAGTTTTTTGAAATCAAGAATGGAAAAGTAACTAACTACGGCATCAATGGTTTTGGCGGGATTCCTATTGTTGAATGCCCGAATAATCACGACAGACTTTCAGATGTTGAAATTGCAATTACCTTATTTGATGCAATCAACAAATATCAGTCTGATAGATTAAATGGTGTGGAACAGTTTGTACAAGCCTTTATGAAATTTAAAAACTGCGAGGTAGACGAAAACGAGTTTTTGAAAATGGTAAAACTTGGTGCTATCTCTGTTAAAGACACTGGAAATGGCTGTCAGTCGGATGTTGAACTTATGACCGCTGAACTGAATCAATCAGAGAGCCAGGTTGCAAAGGATGATATCTACAATAATATGCTGATTGTGGAAGCAATGCCAAACCGCCAAAGCAATAGCGGAGGAGATACAGGAAATGCCGTATACCTTCGCAATGGATGGGATTTCGCAGAGAGAGATGCAAAATTGGTAGAAGCATTCACCAAGGAAGCTGAAAAGGAATCTGCCAGAATTATTCTGAATATTATCCGTGGTACATCAAATGATGTTAATATCTCAACCAGAGATTTTGATGTAAAGATAACCAGAAACCCGACAGACAATATGCTTGTAAAAGCACAGGCTCTTGATTATCTGTTCAAAAATAAAATTCATCCGCTTATTGCGCTGATCACCTGTGGGCTATTTAGTGATCCACAAAAAGTTTACGAAATGAGCCTTCCTTATCTTGGAACAATTTATCCAGAACTGGCAGACCCGGAAGAGGAAATGAAGAAAGCACAGCAATTACTTGACGGAAAGTTTCAAAATCCGTCCAAAACAGAACCAATGGCAAATTCTACATCTAACGAAGAATGAACCAAATTTCGATTATTTAAGGAGTTTTAGAGAAATCTAAGGCTTCTTTTTTAATACCCAAAATCAAATAAATTGCAACAGCCCGTGAGCGTAAATCGGGTACAGACCATGTGCGGAGCGAACCGTGTTGAAAAAGCGTATTGGACTGGAAGAAAGGAGATTTCAATGACAAGAGAACAGGCAAAACAGGCACTTATCGGTATGGGAGTTGCAGAACCTTCCGAGGAACAGGTTTCTAAGCTTCTTGATTCTATTTCTGCTGAAACTAAGAAAGAGAAAGACAAAAATGTTTCTCTGAAGGAAAAAGCTGAAAAAGCAGATTCCCTGGAAAAAGAGTTGGAAGAGTTGAAAAAGCAGAACATGACCGAAGCAGAACGGCTAGAAGCTGAACGCAAGAAAGAAAAGGAAGCAGTGGATAAGGAGTTAGCTGATTTGAAAGCTGCGCTTGCAGAATCCAACAAAAAAGCCCTTACCAGTGAAATTACTTCTATGTTCGCAAATGCAGGACTTTCAACCGAAACATACGCGAGTGCTATTAAAGCATACGCATCTGCACCGTATGAGAAACCAGAAGATGCAATGAAAGAAGTCGAAACTTTTGTTAAGGGAGTTTCCGAAGCAAATAAAACAGCACTTGATACCGCAAAAGCAGCTTGGGAGAAAGAAGCATTGGAAAATACTCCTAATCCAGGAGGCGGTAGCGGTGGCAAACAGGAAAAAACTAGTAAAGCGTCTGAGTACGCTAAACAGTATTCGGCACGCATGAACCCAGATGCAAAACCGGCTGATGATAATGCACCAGCTAATTTCTAAGAAAAGGAGATTTTAAAACATGGCTTTCATGAAAATTAAGCAGTACGAATCTACCCCGAATATCCTTGAATCTGAGGTAGGACTTGTACTCAAAACTTACACAGCAGATCAGACAAATGCAGTTGCAGTTAATGACAGAAAAATTATTAAGGCAGGTTCCGTATACCCAACAAACGCAACCGGCGCAAAAGGTCTTGTGTTTGAAGATGTGGATATGACAGACGATGAGAAGCGTCCAATTTCCGTTATTGTTGCCGGACGTGTCCTGGAAGACCGACTTCCCGCAACTGTTGACACAACTGCAAAAACTGAATTACAGGCACTTGGAATTGTGTTTGTAGAAGAAACCGAAGTTGTATTTTAAGGAGGATAATAAGCAATGGCATACAATGTATTAGAAGCAATCAGCGAGGAAGAAAGACTTAATTTCTCCCAGAATTTCTCTGTTAAAAGACCTGGAATCCTTGATACCATTTTCCCGGATGTAAAAACAGATTACTGGAAGGCTGAATACTACAGACTTATGAGCGGACAGCGGCTTCCGGAAATCGCATTTGTACACGCCCTTGACACCGAAGCGGAAATCGGTTCCAGACCTGGTTTTGAAAAGGTGTTGACCGAGAAACTTCTCATTAAAAGGAAGCTCAATCAGTCCGAGAGCTTACAACAGGCTATCGAGAACGGTGTACCAGATAATGAGGAACTTACAGACTTTGTATTCGATGACGCGACAAACCTTTTTGAGGCCGTCCTTGCCAGAACCAAAGTTATGAAAGGACAGGCACTGTCTACTGGAAAACTTGTTATCAAAGAAAACAAAGTGGACATGACTATTGATTTTGGAGTTCCGTCTGAATTAAAAATTACCATTACAGACTGGTCTAAACCAGATTCTGATATTATGGGTGATATTCAGAAAATGGTTCAGCTTGCAGAAGATGGCGGCTATGTTGTCAATAAGGCAATTACCTCTCTTAAAATGATTAACAACATGAGAAACAACACCGGAATGCAGACCGCAGTTCTTGGCGCAGCAAACAAACGTCTTCTGACGAAACAGGAGCTTGCGAACCTTCTCATGCAGGAGTACGGAATTACAATTGATCGCTGTGACGAAAAATTCCGTTACAGAAGCAAAGGCATTGTTAAAACAGGTAGATATTTCAAAGAAGATGTATTTACCCTGTATGAATCTAACCAGGATGGTTCTTTTGGTACTGGACTTTGGGGCGCAACACCAGAGGAAAAAGAGTACCGTCAGTTCATTCAGCAGCAAAACCGTTCCTTTATTACCATGTCCATGTGGGCTACGCCAGATCCAGTTGCAGTATGGACGAAAGCTTCTGGAATGTTCATCCCGGTTGTACCGAAAGCAAACGGCGGTATCGTGATCGGTACCAAGGCGGGGGAATAACCGGGCATAGTCTCGATGAAAGCAGCCAGTCACCATCTGTAGTAAGTGCTTATGATGAATCAAAACATAAGTACACAGAAAGCGAGTTGTCTAATATGACTGTATCTCAGTTAAGACAACTTGCAAGTGATAACGGCTATGCCCTAGCAGCAACTAATAAGGCTGGAATAATATCAGAGATTTTATCTCAGCAAAGGTAGGTGATTAAATGGACGAACAGCTTATAGAGGACTTGACAAATTATCTTGAAGATGATGCAGAAACTGCGAGGATGATTCCTCTTTCAGTAAAGAGGGCTATTCGTTCATTTAAGAAGAAAAGGAATTATCCTTCATCTTACAGTGATGAGAAAATAAATTCCGATATGGAGAAATGCTATGACTGCATATTTGATTTGGCTCTTTTTTTTCTGGTGAAACAGGGAGCTGAATTTCAAGGATCACATTCCGAATCTTCTGTAAACAGAAATTGGACTTCTGAAACTGAAATCTATGTAAATCATGGTGTTTTTCCATTTATCGGATTCTAAGATGGTGTGTGCGTGATACGTCAATCCTCCCACGTATCGCAGGGGTGCTTCAAATTAGGTGGGTAGAAGCAATATCTTAAAAAATGGGAGTGATGGAAAGGAATAGCGATGGGATGTGAACACGAGTGTATCAACGAACACCGCTTGAAAGAATTGGAAAGTGCCGTCCATGAGATGAAAGAAAAGCATTCCAAAAGGGATGGAGTTTTTTTTGAACGTATCAATGCTTTAGAACAGAAAATTGCTTTATACAACAATGACTTGGGACACATTAAGGATACAGTTGACGAAATGAACGACAATTTAAAATCACTCATGGAAAAGCCAGGAAAGTTACAGGACAAAATAATTGCTTATGTCATAACTGGCATAATTGGTATTGTTTTAGGCTTTGCCCTAAAAGGCATTTTCCCGGTGTAAATATTGATTCCACTACAGGGAGGACAGTGGAATGGATGATTATAAAGACTTTTCGGAAGATGAAAGAATCTTCTATTTGCGTGAAGCTGGATTTGATTCCAGAGAAAAGGAGTTATTCCGATTGCGTGTTTATGAAGAAAAAACGCTTGCAGAAGCTTCAGAAATCATGGGCTACAGCACGAGAACCGTAGACCGCATAAACAGAAAATTAAAGAAGAAAA